GGAGGGGCACCATTTCTTCACGCGAAATACTGGTCATGTTTTCGCCATCGCGCTTCATGATTGACTTATTCGTGAACTTGAACGTCAGCGGAAGGACGGCTTCGTACAGGACAGAGTATTTCAGGATGGGCTTAATGTAGTCATTGAGAAGGGTCGTATTATCCGCGCTCAGGCTTGACGGAAACTGCGTGTACAGCTCATTGTAAAGGTCGCTCCCGATTGTGTCGCGCAAGGTCACTTCCTGCGCTTCCTGCAAACTCATCTGAATGAGCTTCGGGTCTAAATTGTCCTGTACCGGCGTGTTTTCCTTAATGTATGCCGTGTCAATGAAGTATTTGAAACTCATCCTATGCGCCTCCTGTAAAGTTTAGAATTCCAGACGTGCCTGCATTGGGGGACATGGGTTGTTGTACCTGCAATGGTTCGCCATCCGCCGCGCCGCTTCCATACATCGTAATCAAGTTCCGCGCTCATTGCATCGATTTCTTCGCGTGTGTATAGTTTTTTCTCACCGATTAGAAACCGGCAAAATTCCCGTGTGCCGTCTATGATTGGCTTACCGCCTACGTCAGGATTTACCCCGTATTGGTACAGGACAAAGATTTCAGTATCTACCCCGCCCGATTCCGCGATGGATTGCGCACCGCTGTCTGTGATTTTGATTTGATTTTTGTCCCATGTCACAAAGCCCTTGTCTTGCATTGTCTTTATAACCTTCGTGGCCTGTTCTTTTTTCACCCTTGCGCCCTTGGCGATTTCTTCCAGGGTGGCCTTTGGGTTATCGCGGATCACCGCCACAATTCGCAGTTCCGGGTTTGTCAGTTCGGCAAATAATTCCGGCAGTTCTTCGTAATCGGCCTCGTTCCGGCCATACTTGGCGAATATTGCCTTATCGGCTTCATCATCCCAGCCGAATGGGTTAACCGCGCTCATGGTTGTTGCCACTTCCTGAGTAGCATAGCCCAATGATTCGCGTGTTTCGTTGCGGTCAAGAATTCCGGTTGTGAACAGCTGTACGGTGTCCTGTGCAGCGGGTTCGGCCAATACCGTTCCGATTTTGCCTTCAAAGCCCATAGCCTGAAACATCCGGGTAAAAATCCGCTCCATCTGTTCGCGTTTTGGGGCTACATACGCCCGGTCGAACACCTCATACGCCTGCGTAAGTTCGTTGCGCCCGCCTAACTGACCTTCTACGCGCACACCGAACAGCATTGGAGATGTTACCCGGTGAGCATAAAAGATGTTATCGCGGACGGTTTCGGAAAGCTGAAGGTATTGCTTATCGAAGTCGCCCGGCATCAAGTCCACCACCTGCAAGGGGTCTTCGCCCTTTTCCATCCAACTGATAAGAACGCCATTTGCGTTTTCCGTGCCGGTCGTGTTGGCCTTGAACTTGCGGTCGAATTCAGACTTTATGTCCTCGGTTGGCTCCCCTTTGAAAATCTGAATGATTTTGCCAAGTGAAAAGCCATTGGTAATGTTGTTGTAGTGAAAGTCCGCAATCTTCGTGTCAATCTCGATGTAAGTTCGCGCGGGATACCAATCCGGCAGAGGATACACACCTTCACCGGCCCGGTATTGCTTGAACCACAGAACTTGAGTTCCCCCCGGTTCTTCCGGATTGAACGCAGGGAACTCTAATTTGTCCGTCCGCCTGTCCTGCCAATCCTCAGAATACCATACCTTCGAAGCATCCTGATTTACCCGGCACTTGTCAAAAGGCAGGTGGTAGAATGCCACAACCCGCGTTCCGGGAACATTCCATACAGCCTGAATCGCATAACCCCCGAAATTCTCTAAATCCATCGCACATTTGAAGCGCAGATCGTGCCAGCTTTCGTAAGGATTGGCGTAATTCAGCGCATTGGCCGCGCCGGCCTGTGCCGATGTATTTCCGGTCAGGGTAACGGTTGTATCCTTTCCCGCGATAAACTGCGCTTTCTGAGTCACAATGGCATTGTGCAGGGCAGATGAATTATACAGGTCAAGTATAACCTTAGGGAAATCGTTCTTTTCGCCGTAGGTGTACCACTCCTGCCCGCGTGCTTCTTTGAATTTTGGCGGTGGTGCGACTGCGAAGTTTATCCTCTGAAAATCTACCTTCATTTTACTTTCATTATGCCCGTTTCCACAACCTCATCGGCGTTGGCAGGGTTAGTGTTGGAACTGCTCGACTGAGCGTAAATCGTGTATTCGTATTCGCCCTTTTCCCATGCGCCGCTCTGCGCCGTGGTGATGGCGAACTGATTGTATCGGGTCGGGAAACTGCTCAGGTCAGTTACCAATAGGTTGTAAGTTATTGACCTCTCTTCGCGGTTGTTGATGGAAAGCAGGAAGTAGTAAGGCGGATTCAGCGTTACCTTTTCCGTGGCCGTAACCAACAGGGTGGAAGTCTGCGATGTATCGATGATGAGCATCTACCTATAATGTATCGGATTGAAAATTGTACTTACTTTTGTGTATGGATTACCCAAAGTCTTGGAAGAACGTCAGTCTATCGCAGTTATACGAATTGGATTTGCTCCGGCAGCGAACCGACCTCGATGCCGAAGAAACCATGAATCAGATTTTGTCCGTGCTTTCCGGTCAGCCGATTGAGGAAATCGAAAAGCTACCTCACACGGAGCGGATTGCCGATTATCAGCGCATGACATGGCTGGCGGAATACCCGCAACGCAAGCCAAAACGATTCCGGTTCAAGGCAGGCGGTAAATGGTATCGGATAGTCGACAACCCAGCCGCGATTTCAGCCGGTGAGTATGCGACCTTGCAGGTGATTGCGCAGGACGGGAACTTCATCAAGAACCTGAACCAGATTTTAGCCTGCCTGATGGTGGAGCAGCAGCGCAAGTTCTGGCGATGGAAGGACGTTCGATACGATAAGACCCAATCCGCTGTGGAATTCCACAAGAAGGCCGAGCTGGTCAGCGGGCTATCGGTTGCTCAGGTCTACCCCTACGCGCTTTTTTTTTCGAATCTCTTGCCCGAATTGCTGCAAACTTCTCTGGACTTTTTCCAGAACCAGGCGAAGAAGTTGAGGAAACAGGCAATGACTGGTTGACAATTTTCTTCGAAATGTCAAACCGGGACTTGACTAAAATGGATGCGATAATGGCCATGCCCCTAATGGAGTTCTTCAATTACATGGCTATGCTGAAGACGATTAGAAAGAATCAGGCTGAGCGGTTAGGCAAGGCCAGCAAGGCAGGGTTTGAGGCGTACATTTCCACGCTTGTTTCTGAAATCCTATGAAGATCACCTACCAAAGACCACCCCTGACCCCCTACCAAATAGCCATTCTTGACAGCCCGGCACGCTACACGGTCACCGCCGCAAGCACGAAGGCAGGTAAGACAGCCTCGCACATTGTGTGGTTGTTCGAACAGGCCATACAGGGAAAGAAAGGGCAGTCGTTTTGGTGGGTTGCACCCGTGTACGGACAGGCTGAAATTGCATTCCGGCGATTCAAGCAGCAATGTTCGCAGAAACTCTTTGAGGCGAATGAATCTAAGTTGCGCCTTACGCTACCATCCGGCGCAATGATTGAGTTTAAGAGCGCGGAAAAGCCTGATAACCTATACGGCGATGACGTGTACGCCGCTGTATTCGATGAATTCACCCGCGCCCGGGAAGAAGCCTGGTTTGCGCTGCGCTCCACCCTCACCAAAACACGCGGGAAGTGCAAGCTAATCGGGAACGTGAAGGGGAAAAAGAATTGGGGGTATCGATTGGCTGAACGCGCCCGGCAGGGTGAGGATAATTACGAATTTCACAAAATCACGGCATGGGATGCGGTGGCAGCGGGCATCCTGGACAAAGAAGAAGTGGAGCAGGCGGAGCGCGACCTACCCGCGCACGTGTTCCGGGAACTATACCTTGCCGAACCGGCAGACGATGATTCCAATCCTTTCGGCCTTGACCATATCCGCTCCTGTATTGAACCCCTTGCAGATGGCCCTGTTGAATGGTTCGGTATTGACCTTGCGAAGTCCCGTGACTGGACCGTAATAGTGGGCCTGAACAAAGACAAAAAGGTCTGTCTGTTTGAGCGGTTCAGGCTGGACTGGAAGGCAACCCGTGACAGCGTGGCACGGATTGTAGGAAAGATTCCCGCCGTGATTGACTCAACAGGCGTAGGAGACCCGATAGTCGAAGACTTGCAAAGGGTCTGCCCGCGCATTCAGGGTTTCAAGTACACGGCCATTAGCAAACAACAAATCATGGAAGACCTTGCAGCGGCGATACATGGCCGAGAGATTGTGTTTCCGGATGGGCCTATTGTGGATGAATTGATGAACTTTGAATGGACACACCGCCGGACGGGTGTCAGCTACAACGCGCCGGAAGGTCTACACGATGACTGCGTGAATGCGTTGGCGCTTGCGCTGCATTGCAGCCGGGTGAATAAGAAAGGCTTATTTTTGCTCACATGACCTGCACGGAAATACTCGCATCAGAGCAATGGCCGGAGCAGGTCTGCAATCT